GCGGCCGAGGGCCGGGCGCGGGACTTGACTCGCGCCGGGCTGGCGATCACCGCGATCGGCGACGGCGGCAAGATCAAAGTCCGCGCCGAGGCGCCCCCACCGGCTCCCGGCAAGCTGGCGCCGCGCAAGCGGCCCGAGCGGCGGGCGCTGCTGCAGCTTGCCACGGGCGGCGATTACTGCCGGATGCTCGACCTCACCGCCGAGCTGCACGCGCGCTATTGCGCCGGGGTAGGCGCGGAATTCATCACCCGCCGCGAGGCCCGGCCGCGCAAAGCATCGCGGCCGCCGCATTGGCGCAAGGTCGAGCTGATCGCGGAAGTCCTCGACCAAGGGGTCGAGCAGGTCGTGTGGCTCGATGCGGATTCAATCATTGTCGATGGCACGGTCGATCTGTTCGCGGCCTGCCGCTGGGGCCTCGGGATTTGCGAGTGCTGGGACAGCCCGAAGGTGCCGCGGCATCTCAATACCGGCGTGCTCTGGTTCGCAAGTTCACCGGAGGTTCGCGCCTTCGTCGAAGCGTGGAACGGGATGCCGCCGGGGATGCCGTGGGAGGACCAGGGCGCCTACATCGAGCTGATGAAAAAGCGGCGCTGGCGGTCGCTGCTGACGATTCTGCCGAACCGCTTCAATTGCGTGGAAAAGCACATGGAAGCGGCGGAGCCGGTGGTGCGCGGCTTCCATGGCGAGCGCGATCGGCTGGCCAGGATGCAGGCGCTGCTCCTGCGGGGCGCGGCCGAGGCGGCGTGAGGGGGACGCGGCCGCAAGGCGCCGCCGGGGCGCCGCCGACGGCGCCGGCCGGCAGCGGGCGCCTCTGCCGGCGGGCGGCAGGCGAGGCCCGCAGGCGGCCACCGGAACGGCCCGGAGGGGCATAGTTGCGGCCGCTCATCATCCGGGCGCCCTATGGCCTCGGCGATGGCATTTATGTGCGCCCGGTCATCCGCGATCAGGCTTTGCGGCGCGAGGTCTACGTCGATACCCCGTTTCCGGAACTCTACGAAGATCTGGGGGTGCGCTTCCTAGAGCCGCCGACCTACCACGAGCACGCTTACCTGCGGGTGCAATCGAAGCAAATCCGGCGGCAGCTTCCGAGCCGCTGGTCAGCGCCGCCGCCGCTCGCCGATATGGCGTGGCTCTATTACAGCGCCGAGGCTTTCGTGCATGGCAGCGTCTATCAGGCCATGGCCTATAAAATGCCGCAGGTGGCGCTGCCGCTTTGGGACCTGCCCGACTTCGGGCCTTCGCCATTCGATACCGAGGACGCGCCGCTGGCGATCGTCCGGCCGGCGGTGCGCCGCACGGAATGGGACAACCCGTCGCGCAACCCGCTCCCGGAATATATCAGCTTCGTCGCCGGCGATCTGAAAGCCCGCGGTTATGCGGTGGTGGTGATATGCGACCTCTCGCCCGGCGAGGAATGGATTGTCGGCGAGATGCCGCCGCATTGCATTGCCCTTACGAAGGGCGAGCTTTCGACCCGGCAATTGCTGGCGGCGGTGGCCGACGCCTCGGTCTTGGTCGGCGGCGTCGGCTGGATCGTTCCCGCCGCCATAGCCTACCGCAAGCCCGCCTTCGTCATCCTCGGCGGCAACGGCGGATCGAACGCGCCGGAAAAGATCATCGATGAGCGCATGGACGGCTCTAAAATAGGATTCGCTTGGCCGGAGCACTTTTGCCGATGCAACAGCAACACGCACGAATGCATCAAGACGATTCCGGACTTGGAGCTGCAGTGGAATCGCTGGCGCGCCTCGATGTGCAGCCTCGGCCATATTCTCTGATCGGCCGGCTGCGCCAGGGCGATTCCCTGCAATGGTTCGCCGAGCTGGGCATAGGCTATTACCCGGTGCTCCCGTGCGGGGTCTATGACGCCGACTATTTCGCCAAGTATCAGGCTTATGCGGCGACGCCGCTCGGGCAGGAGCTCAACAGGCTGCGCGTCGCCATGGTCCGCCGGCATTTCGGCGGCGAGGTGATCGATGTTGGCATCGGCTGCGGCTCCTTCATCGAGGCCCATGGCAACGCGCGCGGCTACGACATTTCCCCGCCCGCCATCGGCTGGCTCATCGAACGCAGCAAGTTCCGCGATCCGTACAAGCGCGGCGCCGAGGCCGTGACAATGTGGGATTCAATGGAGCACATCGAAAATTTTGATTATTTGCTCGCTGGAATCTCGCGCTTCGTCTTCCTCTCATTGCCGATCTTCGACGGCATGGAGCACGTCCAACGCTCGCGCCACTACCGCAAGGACGAGCACTACTGGTATTTTACCGCCAACGGTTTGACGCGGCTCATGGCTCGGCTGGGCTGGCGCTTGGTCGAGAGTAACAAGGCGGAATCAAAAGCGGGGCGCGAGCACATCGGCTCCTTCGCGTTCCTGCGGGAGGCGCAACCATGCTGACGGTCCTGCTCATAGTCCTGTTACTGCTGGCCTTCGGCCTGCTGCCGGTCTTCCCCTACAACCATTTGGGCGGAGGCTATTACCCCTCGGGCGTGCTGGTGCTGATCCTTCTCATTTGCCTGATCTGGGCGCTGTTCTCGGGGTATCGCTGGCCGTGATGCTCGGGCCGCAAGCACCGGGCGATGTCGGTTACTACACGGTCGATTGGAGCGCGCAGCTCGCCGCCGTCCAGGGCGATTCAATCACCGGCAACCTCACCGTCGAATGCACCTCGCCCGATATCGCAATCAGCAACGTGACGCTGGCCGGCGCCGCGGCGGTGACATTCAATGCCGAGTCGGACATCGCCGCGGTCTATTCGCTGGTCGCGCGCGCGGAGTTCACCCCCTCCGGGCGCCGGCTGTCGCAGCGGATTGAACTGGCGGTGGGCGAGCCGCCGGCCACCGAGCCGATCAGCCTGGACGAGGCGCGGCAGCACCTGCGGCTCGATACCTCGGGCACCCCGCCCGCGCACCCCGACGACCTCTTAGTGCAGGGCATGATCACCGCGGCGCGGCAATATTGCGAAGGCGAAACCGGGCTGACAATGGTGACGACCCAACGGACCGACTTTCGCGACTCCTGGACCGAAAGCCCTATGAGCGTGCGGTGGGGTAATTATCCCGGCCTCGGCGACTACCTCTATCACGGCGACCTGCAGATGTACGGCCGGCCGGCCTTTTTGCTTGAGCACGCGCCGGTCATCTCGGTCGATGAGGTCCGTTACCTGGACCCAAGCGGCGCCCTGCAGGTGCTGCCCGCAGACCAATACCGGACGATTCCCTTCGGCTTCATGCTGCGCCTTGAGCCGCTCATCGGCGGGGCGTGGCCCGCTTGCTACTACGGCGGGCACGGCGTCGTGCAGGTCGATTATACCGCCGGATGGAACGGGCCGATCGAGGAGGGCTTACGCACCGCGATCAAAATGATGCTGACGATCTATTACGAGAACCGCGGCGCCTTCGGCCCGCCCGCGCAAATCCCGCAGGGCGTCGCCGACATGCTCAACGGATACCGGGTGCTCTGAGGCCGTGGCGTGGATGCAGATCCCCGAATGGGTCGCGCCCACGCTCAACCCGGCGTTCGTGCCGCCCTATTGGACGCGCGGGCAGTTCCTTTCGCTGCTGGTGGCAAAGCACGACTGGCAGCGGGGCGCGGAGATAGGGCTGTCGAACGGCGAAACCAGCGCCTATCTGCTGCAGCATCACCCGCGCCTGCACATGATCGGCGTGGACGCGCGGCGGGCGTTCCCCGGCCATGCCGGCCCGGACGATTTCACCGAGTGGGATCATGCCGCGCTGCGGGTGCAAGCCGACAAGGCGCTGGCGCCCTACGGCGAGCGCTTCCGCATGATTGAAAAGTTGAGCGTGGATGCGGCGGAGGAAGTCGCGGACAGCAGCCTCGACTTCGTTTTCATCGACGCCGATCATTCCGAGGCCGCTTGCCGCGCCGATATCCTGGCGTGGCTGCCGAAGATCAAACCCGGGGGCTGGATTACCGGGCATGACATAAGCTGGCCGAGCGTCCGCGCCGCGGTCGATGACATGATCCCGCGCTATCAGATAGGCCCTGACGTGACGTGGTTCCGGCCGGTGCACCCTGCCTCGAACTGGTGGCGGTGGCTACACCATGATTGAAGCCGCCGCCAAGCCAAAGGACCGCGTGCTCTATCGCGACGCGAACGGACGCGATCACGCCGGCCACATCCTCGCGATCGCCGTCGGCAACGAGGCCCAGATTGAACTTGAGTGCGGGCGCGTGGTCGAGAACGTCGAATATAGCGACCCGGCCGTCTCGGGGCTGATGTTCCTGCACTCGTGGCGCCGGCTCGGCGCCGGCCAGCCGGCGTGGCCGGAAGAACCGGGCGTGTGGACGGACGCGCTGGCGGCAGGGATCGTGACGGCGCTGCTTGAGCTTGAGGCCGGTCGGGTCCCTCTCGACAAGGATTTCGGGCGGACGCTGCTCCAGGCGTTCAAGCTTGGCGTTGAGCTAGTCCTCGACTTTGAGCGCGAGTGAGCCGTGGCGCGGAACCCATTCTCAATCGCCACCGCCGCGACCGTCGAGGTCGGCGAGCTGCGCGAGCGCGTCCGCTTCGATGCCGTCGGCAGCGCCGGCGACGGCATGGGCGGGGTGTCGAAATCATGGGCCAAGTTCGCCGTCCTCTGGGCCAAGGTCGAGCCAATGCCGCTGCGCAACGACGAGCGCGCCGAGGGCGGCGGGCTGGCGTTGGTGGAGACCTATCTGTTCACCATCCGCCGGCGGACCGACCTTTTATCCACCATGCGCATCGTCTGGCCGGTCGCGCCCATGGACGGCGGCGATACCGAGGGCAGTCGGCAATACAATCTCCGCGCCCTCAATCTTCCCGACACCGGAAGCCTCTACATGGTGCTGAAAGCCGAGGCGGGGGTGGCGCTCTGATGGTTCGCTTCGTCGGCGGCTTTTCGATTCAGGAAGACCAGCGCATCCACAAGCTGCTGCAGCGCCTCCCCGAGGACGCGACATCCATGCTCAAGCGCTCAATCTTCAGCTCCGGATCGAGTCTCTACGACGAGATGGCGAGCAGCGTGCCGGTGCGCACGGGCCGGCTCAAGGAAGCGATCGGCCTCAAGACCTCGCGCGACGGGCTGACGGTCATGGTCGGCTTTTCCAAGCGCGAGTTCCCGCGCCAGTGGAAGCTCGCCGGGATGCGCGCGCACTTCACCGAGTTTGGTACCAAGGGCACACCGAAGGGCTCGGGCGCTCCGCGCACAGGCCGGAAATACCGCCGCGCCCATGCGCCCACCCCCGCGCAACCCTTCATCTTTCCGGCGCTGATCCACCAGGGGCAGGACATCATCGACACGCAGAGGGACGCCGTTGAGGAGGCGCTGCAGCGCGCCTCGGACGGGGCTTGAGATGGACGCCGGCACCGCCCTGCAGATGGCCGTCTATGGCGCCTTGTCGGCGGCGCCGCCGATCGGCGCGCCGGTTTTCGATCAGGTGCCCGAGAACGCCGCTTACCCGCAGATTGAAATTGCCGGCGGCTCCTCGCGCGCCTGGAAGTCTGCCCTTGTCCGCGGCGAGCAAGTAACGGTCGAGATTCATATCTGGTCGCGTTATGACGGCTATAAGGAAGCCCGCCAATTGCTTGCGGCCGTGCGCGATCGGATCGATGAAGTCGATTTGGTGCTGCCCGAGGGGGTGCTCTTGGTCGATATTCAATTCGTTGAGGAAGATGTCATGATCGACGTGGACGACGTAACCCGGCACGGCTGGGTGCGCTTCCTCGCGACCGTCGTTGTGGTGCCCTGAAATGTGGATACGGGCGACGAAGCTCTGCTCGTGGATCGATCCCGATACGCGGCGCGGGTATTATTTCACCGCCGGGCAGATGGCGGACTTGCCGCCGGAATGGTGCGCGAAATTCATCAGCGAGGACACCGCCGAGGCGTGCGATGATCCTGAGCCACCGGCCTATGCCGACCCGCATATTCCGCCCTCGCTCGGCGACGGCCCGCTGACCGTCGCCTGCGTGCACAAGACCGGCGGTAAATACGACCGGGCGGATTATGTCGGCAAGCTGGCCAGGGCGGTCGAGCGCCACCTGACGCTGCCGCATCGATTCGTTTGCCTGAGCGATGGCCGGCACCCGGACGTGGAAGTGATCCCGCTCGAAAAGCGGTGGCCGGGCTATTGGTCGAAGATTGAAATCCACCGGCCGGGACTGTTCACCGGGCCGCTGCTCTATCTCGACCTCGACACCGTCATCTCGGGCAGCATCGACGAGCTCGCCGCAATCCCCGACCCGCTCGTGCTCGCCTGGGATCTGATGCGGGGCTGGGTGAACTCCTCGTTCCTGCTGACCCGCGTTGACCTCTCCTGCGTCTGGGCCGCCATGAATGCCGACCCGAAAGCGGTCATCGCCGAGTACGACAGCGGCGAAGGTCCGCACCATGGCGACCAGGGCCTGCTGCAGGACGTGCTGGCGCGGGAGCGGATACCCTGGCGCTGGGTTCAATCTATCAGACCGCATCAGCTCATCTGGTCCGCGCCGGGCTTGCGCGGCAGTCCTCCGCCGAACGGCACGCGCGTCGAAATGTGGTATGGAGACCCGAAGCAGCCTGAGGTCGGCGGCGCTTGGTTGGCTCAACATTGGCACTGAGGAGCTCCTGAAATGGCCGTTACCCCTACCGTCTACACGACCGCCTATCGCGGCCGGGACGCGCTCTTGAAAGTCTCGACCACCGGCGGTTCGACCTTCACCCTCGTCGGCGGCTGCCGCACGACCAATGCCACCTACAACAACAACCCGGTCGATATTTCGAACGCCCTGTCGCAGGGCTATGTCGAATTCATGCCGGATGCCGGCAATAAGGAACTCACGATCCAGCTCGACGGCGTGATTACCAACGACGCCATGCAGATCATCCTTGAGACCTCGGCGCGCGACCGGACCCTGCTGCCCTATCAGATCAACTACAGCGGCGCCGGCATATTCCAGGGTTTGTTCGCCATCTCTACTTACGCGATCAACGGCGTTTACAACCAAGCGCAGACCTTCACGGCGACCTTGGTTTCAAGCGGCGCGATCAACTACCAGCCGGGATAAACTTTGAATGGCTGTGAATAAGTTCCGCAAAGAGGCCGAGTTGATCTTGAACGGCCACAGCTATTCGGTGCGCCCGACCTTCGACAAGATGGCGCGCATCGAATCGACGTTCGGGCCGGCGGTGGTGCTGATGCGGCGCGTCGGCGATGGCAACGTGACGCAGGCGGAGCTGACGCGGATCGTGCAAATCATGCTGCGCGGGGTGGCGAACGCGCCACGCGAGGCCGACTTGCCGCCGCTGATTTTCGATCAAGGAACGATGTCGGTGGCGGGGAATATCGTTACATTTCTCGTGAACGGCATAACGACTTCCGATGCAGTTCCGCCGAGCGAGGACGAGGAGCAGGCGGCAAACCCCACGTAGAGCCGCGCACCCTGCCCTACGTGCGGCTCATGGAACAGGGGCTCGGCTGGCTGCGGTGGTCGGTTGACGAGTTCTGGAGCGCGACGCTGGAAGAGTTAACGCGCGCGATTATCGGCTACGGCGAGACGCGGGGGGTCAAGCCTCAAGGCAGATTGCCGCTGCCTGACAGCGATTATGACCGGCTCATCGGCATGATCGAGGATGAGATGGCGCGCGAGCAGGAGCAGACGGCATGAGCGGCACGACGGTCGATGCTGGCAAGCTCCTAATCCAGGTCGAGGCCACCACCGAAAATCTCAAGCGGCAACTGGATGCGGCGCTCTCCGCGGTGGACGACGCCGCGCGCGGAATGCAGGCCTCCGTCACCAACGTAAACCGCTCGTTCGATAGCATGGGCGATGCGGTCGATGGCGCACTGAAGGGCTTCACCACGTTCATCAGCGGCCTAAATCCCCTGACCGCCAGCATGGCGGGGGTCGTCGCCGGCGGCATCGGGATCGAGCGCGCGTTTGAGAAGATCACCGAACAGGTCGCTGAATACGTCACAGAGATTGCCAAGGCGGGCGACGAGCACACCGCGTTCATCGCGCAGATGACGGCAATCACTGGATCGACCGATCTGGCCACCGAAGCATTCGAAAAGCTCGAAGAGCAGGCGCTGAGCACCGGCACCTCGGTTTCGACCTCGGTGGATATGTTTAAGAAATTCTCCGTCGCCGCCTCCGAGGTCGGCCTGAGCGGTGACGAAGTGCAGCGGCTGATCAAGACCCTGCAGGAAGCAGGCGTCGTGGCCGGTGCCACCAGCGAGCAGTTGGCCACGGTCTCCACGGGCATTTCGGTCGGGTTCGAGCAGGGGCAAATGAGCGCCCGGCAGTTCCGCACAATCCTGACTGAGATGCCGTCGCTCGCCAAGGCGATGGCGGATTCGCTCAACGTATCCGTCGGCACAATGGCGAGCATGGCGCGGCAGGGGCAACTGACCGCCGACGTGGTTCGTGATGCGCTCGGCGGCGCGGCAGCGGAGACGGACAAGAAATTCGCCGACATGCCGGAGACGATGAGCCGCGCCTATAAGGAGGCGCAAGACGGCATGGCGGAATTCAATGCCGCCGTGGACAAGGCGCTCGGGCTGTCGAAGTTGGTTGCCGCTACTTGGCACTTGGTTGGCGAGGAAGCGTCGGCGGCGGCGAAGGCAATCACGCCGGCAACGGAATTGGAAAAGACCGCGACCGAGATTCAAAAGGTCAAGGACGCGATCCAGGTTCTCGATGACCAGATCGCTAAACGCCAGTCGCCCACCGGGGATATCGCCGCCAATCTCTATGGCGGTGTATCGACCGAGGCCTTGCAGAGACAACTCGACGAGCAGAAAGCGCTGCTGAAGAAAGCCCAGGACGAACAGTATCAGATATTGAGCAAGGGCGCTCAGGAGCAGCAGCAAGCGGATAGCGCCAACCGCGACGCATCGTTGCAGGCGCAGCAGGACGCGCTCGACAAGTCGCTGCAGAAAACGACCGACAGCCTCGATAAGCGTGCCGCCGCCTACCAGAAATACAACGATACCCTGACACAGCTACAGAAGGACGAAAACACGATCGTCGCCGGGGACCAGTCGGCGGACGCCCAGGCCAAGCGCACCGAGATCGACCGCGACCGCACGCTGGCGCTGAAGGATCTGAACGATGAGTTAGAGAAGATCGCCAAGTCGGAAGAAGTGCACGACAAGGCCGCCGAGGCGGCGGCCAAGAAAATGCAGAATGTCGTCGATGAAACTCAGCGCGCCGCCGAGGCCGCGCAGCGATTGCTCGAAGTGCACAAGCAGGGCACGCAAGCCATCCAGGACATGACGACGCAGAACGATATTTGGAACAAGATCGCCGAGGCGGGCATCCCGGATACCGACGACCTGACCGACGCGCAATGGAAAATGCGCGATGCCATCGTCGCCAACGTGACCGCGCAGCAAACCGCCATCGACGCGATGACGAACTACGACGAGGCACAGAAGCAGCAGGCCGAGGCGCTCAAGAAATACGGCGATGACATCAAGCAGCACGCCACCCAGATCGCCAATGACGTTTCGACCGCCTTCTTCGATGCGCTGACCGGCTCGGCCAAGGGCTCGACGTTCGTCGATTATTTCAAGACGCTGTTCAAGCGCATCGCCGTCGAGGCGCTGTCGGCGAACATCGTGCTGCCGATCACGACGCAGATCGTCGGCTCGATGCCGGGCCTGTTCGGTGTCAGTCAGCCGAGCGCCGGCGGCGGCGGCGTCGGGCAGGTTATCGGCACCATCAATTCAGCGGGGCAGCTTGTTTCCGGGTCGTCCGTCGGCGGCGGCGGCTCGATGTTCGGCGGAATCAGCAACCTGCTCGGTATCGGCAATCTTGCTGATAGCTTGGGAATAACAAGCCTCAAGAGCACGGTGTCCGGCTTGTTTGGCGGCTCTACCGGCGCGATCGGAAGCTTTCTAAGTTCGGGGATCGGCGGCACATCGCTTTCCGAAGCTGCGACGCTGTCGGCAGGCGTCGGGGCGCCGGTTGAAGCGACGGGTCTTTTCGGCGGCGCGTCGGTCGGCGGACTTCTCGGCGGCGCCGGGGCCGGGTACGCCGCCGGCTCGCTGCTCAACAGCCTTGTCGGCGGGCATCCGCTGGGCGGCAATATCGGCTCGGGCGTTGGAGCGGCTGCGGGAGCCGCAATAGGCTCAATCGTTCCGGGCGTCGGCACGCTCATCGGCGGCCTGATCGGCGGCGCCGGTGGCGGACTTCTCGGCGGCATCATCGGCCCGGGGAAGAAGCACATGGCCTTCGGTATCACCGAAGATGTTACCGGCAATCAGATTGAGGTGCAGCGCTCCCTCGGCTCCGACACGCAGGCGCTGCAATCGACGCTCGCCGATAGCAACCAACAGATAGCGCAGATCAATTCGCTCATCGGCTCGCTCGGAGGCCAAATCACCGTGCTCGGGCGCGCCGTGCAGGGAGCGGGGAATAACGTCGATCAGGCGAGTTCGTTCGCCGAGTCGCTGTCGCGCGGAGAGTTCAAGTTCTACGGACAGGCCGGGACCGATTATGCGACCGCGCTCGCGAGCAAGGGGAACATCGTTCAATCGCCGCAAGACCTGCAAAATCTCGTCACGGCAGTTCAAAATTATGAAGCGGCCATTGCCGGCGTCGATAAGCAGACGAACCAATACACACAGCAGATCGACGCCATCAACCAGAGCTACGACGCGGCGATTGCCAACGCGCAAGCGTATGGGCTCGCGACCGACAAACTGTCACAAGCGCAAGCCGATGCCGTGGCGCAAGTGACGAACGCACAACAAAGTGCAATTCAGGCGGCCGAAGGCGCCGTCACGCAGGCGGCGCAGCAGGCACAGGGCCAGACATCCGCCGCCCAAATTTACGGGCTGGACATCGCCAAGCAGCCGGCCCTGGACCAGCTAAAGACGCAACTTGAGGGGCTTGGCGTAACTGCCGACGATGTGACGAAATACGTCAACATGTTGAGCGACGCGCTCGACCTGCAAAGGAAAAACACCGTCGAGGCGATAACACAGCAAACGACCGCTACCGTGCTGCAGGAGCAGGTCGATGCGGCGACGGCGCGGGGACAGACCTATCAGGCGGCGGTCATCAAACAGCAGATCGATAACACGGCGGCGATCAAGAACCTGTCGGACACCCTGACCGCCCTCGGTCTTTCCGCCGACGATTCGGCGGTCTACGTGAACGATCTTACGGCGGCGCTCGACCAGCAGGCCCAGGCCACGGCGGCGGCGCGTGGCGAAAGCATCCGCCAACTGACCGCCAACGCGCAGATCGAGCTGCTGCAGGCACAGGGCGCCAACGATCCCGCGATCAAAGCACAGGCTGACATGGCCGCGTTGATCGAGCAGCAATACGAGGACGCGCAGAAACTTTACGCGCAACTGACCGCGCTCGGCGCCACCAGCGATCAGGTCACGCAGGCGCTCAAGTATCTGAGCGAAGCGCAGCAGGACGAGCGCGATACCCTCAAAGCGAATGCCCAAGCGACAGTCGAGGCCACGAACGCCGCCGGGCAGTCGATTCAGGCATATATCGACAAGCTGAACGCGACCTCGGCCGGCGGGGCCTCGCCGCAGAACCAGCTTGCCGCGGCGAAGGAGATTTTCGGACAGCAGCTCGCGCTTGCAAAAGGCGGCGATCAAACCGCGCTTTCGAATATCACGTCGAACGCCGACGCGCTCCTGCAAGCGGGCAAGGCTATGTACGGCTCGACCAGCGGCTATCAACAGATCGTCGGCTTCATCAAGGAGTCGCTGACCGGCCTGCCGGCGACCGAGAATTATCAGGCCGAAATCCTCGCCGCGCTGAAGGACCTCGGCGGATCGATCGATGTGAATGTGCAGTTGTCCGTTATCCGCTCGATAACCGAGCAGCTTGAAGCGCTGCCGCAGGATGATTTGAACAAGCTGCAAGTGACCAAGACCATCCTGCACACGGTCGAAGAGCAGATGGGTAAGCAGCTAACGACCGCGGACTTCAATCATCTTCTGCAAGTGCAGGGGATGGACGCTACCGTCATTCAAAAAGTCGATCAGATCATGACCGGGATGACGCCCGACCAGTTCGCGCAGGTGTTGGATTTTTCGAACCTTCCCGCGACCGTGCAGAAGACCGTCATCCAGGCGATCAAGAATAGCGGCAGCGCCGAGATCACGCCCGACCCGATCACCAAGCAGATCACGCAGGACGTGAAGACGAACGAAGCAATCACGGTGCACATAAGCGACACGTTGGATAACATCTTTCAACTGATCTACGCCGAAGAAACCGAGCAGGTGAAATACCTCTGGGCGATCGCGCAGAATACCTCGCAGCTTACCAACATCGCGGGCGGCAAGGGGTATGGCTACACGCCGAACGCGCTCGGCAACGTGTTTCCGTTTGCGGGCGGCGGCGTCGTCAGCGTCCCGACATACGCGCCGCTGGCGTTGTTCGGCGAGGCCGGCCCGGAAGCCATCATGCCGCTCAAGCGCGATGCCAGCGGGCGCCTCGGGGTCTCGGCCACGCCCGGCAACGATAACGGCGGCCCCGATGTGGTGGGCGCGGTCGCGCAGGTCGGTTCCGTGCTGCGGGACGAGCTGCGCGCCCTGCGCGGCGATATTCAGGACGTACGCGCAGTGCTGCGCCGGGCGGTGGCGCAATGAGTATTGAAACCACTCTTGCCGAAGTGGTCAGGAACACCGAGCAGGCGGTTACCGATGCGCGTCAGGTGGAGCTCGCCAACCGTATGATGACCGCGATTTGCGACGGCGGGTTCGGTTCCGTGCCGCTGGGGCAGACGATAATGATCATCGCCGACCTGCTGGGGCGGCTCTCCGTCAGGGTGGGCGGTGATGACGCAATGGCGACAGCACGAGGTCTTTGCACGCTTGTTCTGATGCGTGCACAAAAAGGCCGTGGCTGACCTCATCTATCTCGTGGAGGTTACGGCCTACGATCCGTCCCTGCCGGGCATCAGGACGCTGCGCTACTGTTCGGGCGTCGGTTACGTGACGCAGCCGAGCGAAACGCCGGCGAATACGCTTTATGAGCCTAGGGTCGTGCAACCCTGTAATTTTACTCGTTCGGCGTTTTCCGACGCTCGCGTCATGGGCGGCAGCACGGCGGGCTACGGTGAAATCGTTCTCAACAATGCCGATCAGGCGCTGTCACCGCTCCTCGACTATGGGATGGACGGACGCCCTTGCCTCGTGCTGGTCGGCCAGCAGACCGCGAGCTATCCGGGCGGGTTCACGGTCTTCATCAATGGCACCATCCAGCAGGTCGAGGTTTCCGCCAGTAAGGTGACGCTGCGGCTGCGCGATAACCTCATGCTGCTGTCGATTCCGGTACAACAGAACCTTTATGCCGGAACCAATACCACGATTACCGGCACGCCTTCTTACATGGGCGGCCAGGAAGGCACGACCGACGATATCGTCGGGCAGCCTAAACCGCTGGTTTACGGGCATGTCTTTCACGTGCCCGCGGTCATCGTGAACACCGGGCAGTTGATCTATCAGGTGCATGACGGGGCCGTGCAGGGGATCGATGCCGTCAATGACGGCGGCAGCCCGCTCACCTACTGGCGTGACTTCGCTGATCTGGCATCCCTGCAACTGCCGACAAATCAGCCGGCGCCCGGAAGCTTTTCGACGTGTGTGGCGCAAGGGTTGTTTCGCCTCGGCGCGCTGGCACAGAAGGTCACGGCGCATATTCGCGGCGACAATAACGGCGGCTATGTGAGCACGGTTGCGGGAATCGTGCGGCGGCTGCTGACCGCCAAAGGCGGCATCAATCCCGGCGCGATTGATGCGAGTTTCGCCGCCCTCGATACTTCATTTCCGTATGAGTGCGGGATTTATATCGGCCCGGTTAGCGCGAGCGGAACGACGAACGCGCCGCAATCGACTCTGCTGCAGCCGATCATCGCCTCCCAGGTCGGCGCCGGGAACACGGTGCAGTCGGCGATCGATGCGACCCTGCTCTCGGCCGGCGCATGGCTGGTGCCGACCCGCATCGGCACCTGGGCGATCGGTCAACTGCTGGCGCCGACCGGTGCGCCCGCGGCGGTTTTTACCGACGTTGACTTGATCGATCTCGACAGTCAGGCAACGGCGGACCAGACCGCTGGTGTTCCGGTCTTCCGGGTTTACCTCCGATACAAGCATTACCCCGGGGTGCTGGCGGTCAATGACGTGAACGGGGCGCTGAGCGCTGCGGCGAGGGCCGATGCCACCAACGAGTTCCGCACCGTCAACGCCCAGGATACTTCGGTCCAGACCACGCACCCGCTGGCGGCACAGCTCTACCGGGACACGATGCTGGTCGGCGGCACTGCCGGCGCCGATGCCCAGACGGAAGCCACGCGGGTTTTGAATCTCTTTAAGGTGCGCCGGGATTATGTGCGGGCAACGGTGCGGCTCGACGAGACCAAGGCGGTGATCGAACTCGGGTCGATCATTCAACTGCAGACCGCACGCCTTGGATATTCGGCGGGACGGTCGTTCGTGGTAGTCGGTATCGGAAGTGACGGACGCAAGAGCGAACTCACCCTCGATCTGTGGGGATGATAGGTTCCCGCCATGCAATCAATCGGCATTTCGTATTCCAACCTCTCGGACGCCGCCACGCTCTCGGCCGGCTCCTGGGTTTCGACGCTGCCGTTGGCGAACCTGCAACAGACCCTCATGGCCAAGGTAGCGCGGAGCACAAACGCCGCCGCGGCCTCGACACAATTCCGCATCGACCTGTTGGCGACGAATATCAACGTCAGACTGATCGCGCTGATCCGGCATAACCTCTCCGTCAACGCGACCTATCGCATCACGGCGGGCACCGTTCCGGGGGGCACCGACGTTTATGACAGCACCACCCTTCCGATTTGGCCCCCGGTATTCCTGCCGGGCGACCTTGAGTTCGAAAATGACAACTGGTGGAACGGGCAGATCATCGATGCTTCCCAGATTGCCGGATATCCGGCCTCGCTGTGGCACGACGCCAAGGCGAACTATCAGGCGCGCTATTGGTCGTTTTATCTGACCGACACGGCGAACACGGCGGGATACGTGCAGGCTTCACGCCTCTGGATGGGGCAGCTTTGGAACCCGCCGCATAGCTTTGAATACGGCGCGACCCTGATCTGGGAGGCGCGCGACATCGAAGAACAATCCCTCGGCGGCGTACTCTACTTCGATCCGAGGCCGAGCGCCCGCGTGTTCGGGTTTTCGTTCGGTGCGTTGGTCGATCAGGAAGCATACGGCATCATCATGGAAATCCAGCGGATCGCCCGCAATAGCCAGCAGCTCGTGGTGATCCCCGACATGGACAGCCAATACTTTTTCAAGCGGAACATACTCGCGCGGCTGCGCAAGATGGACCCTCTGAAAAAGCTCACTTGGAAAATCCAATCGACTGCCTTCGAAGCGGAGGAAATCCTATGAGCGCAGATGCACGCGCCCGGCTGGGGGCGCGGACCTACAACGACTACGCCAACGGCGGGCACCGCACCGTCTTCGTGCCCGATCTCAACGATGTGGCCAATGTGGTGACGGAAGCCGTGAACGCGGACACGGATGCTATTAAGCAGGCGGGGCTTGCCGCGGCGTCCCTGGCGTCGATGGTTGCCCTCGGCCCTGGCGGCACGCAGGGCATCGGCGTGCCCGACCCCGACCGCGTGCCGCTCGGCGCCTTCCTCGGCTCCGCCGCGTTCGCCGATCTCGATGCGATCCTCGGGATTCAGGCGGTGCTGCAGAACGCCGCCTACCAGATGGTCAGCCAGGACCGGGGCAGCCTGCTCGTTTGCAGCAGCGGCACACAAACCTGGACGCTGCCGCTCTCAAGCGATGTGCCATGGAACTGGTTCGTCAGGTACAAAAACCGCAGCGGGAACAACCTGACGATCGCGCGCACGGGGGCGGATACGATTGATGGCGCGGCGGCAAACCTGACCGTTGTAACCGCTACAAGCGGTTACATCGTGCGCATCGGCGCCGGGTTCGAACACGCATGACCGCGCACTGGCCCGCCAGCCTCGGCGGCAATGAGGTCGTTTTCATTGCCGGCGCGCCGCCCACCGCAACGGACGATGCGACGACGGCGGGAGCACGGGAGGGAAACCGCTGGCACGATCAGACCGCCGATGATTGGTATATCTGTTCTAACGCGACGCCAGGAGCCGCCGTCTGGCGCAAATTCTCGACTACATCCGGGGCCGGGATCGGCGACGCGCCGAGCGATGGCAACGCGTACGGACGATTGAATGCCGTATGGACGCCGGTCCTGCCGATCGCCGGTGGCGTCCTGGCAGGAACACTAACGCTGTCAGGGAGCCCGACCGCCGATCTGCAAGCTGCGACGAAGGCTTATGTCGATACGACGATTGCGAGTCAAAACAAGCTGATCCTCGTGTATAGCTGGGCGAATCAGACGACCGCACCACCGAACAGCGGGACCGTGCGCGGCAACAACGCCACGCAGTCAGCCGTCACGACGCTTTGGCTTTCGGACACGACCAACAACAACACCGATGCGACCTATGTCCTCGGGCAGATTCGCTCCGGCGACGTGATGATGATCCAGGACAAGGACGACAGCACCAAAGTTCAGGAATACAAGGTCACCGGCGCGCCCACCGACAGCGGCACTTATTTCACGATACCCGTTTCGTGGTTGAAAGGCGGGAGCGCACTCACCACGGCGGGCAATATTCTAGTGGCGCTGATCGGCTCGGCGAACAAGGTTCCCGAGGCCCCGACCGATGGGCAAGTTTACGGTCGGCAGGGATCGACGACGGCATGGCTGCCGACGCTTCCGCTGACCGGCGGCACGCTCAGCGGGGGCTTAGGTTTCGGCAGCACGCTAGCGGGGAGCGTCACCGATCTAAGCAAGCACATCGCGCTCTTCAGCACGAACTATGGGTTTAACATCACCAGCGGCAGCCTGAACGTCGTGACCAGCGGGGTTAACGTCGTCACGTTTAGCGCTAGCACGATATTCAGGGCCCCCATCGTCATCGATGGCGCCACGACCGGCTACTGGCGCGGGACTTATTATCGAACCTCGGGGAACAACCGCTGGCTGCTCGCGGCGAACCAGGCAGCCGAGACTGGGAGCGATACTGGTAGCGATTTTTCCCTTTGGCGCTACGGCGATACCGGGACCACGGTCGTCGCGCTTTCTGTCTCGCGTGCAACCGGCGTAGTGACGTTTTCCGCGATACCCGTCAGCGTCACGCCCGCGACCGCCGATAGTTCAACCGCCGTCGCGACGACCGCATTCGTCAAGGCGCAGAGCTACGTCACGGGCGGCCCGTATCTGCCGCTGACGGGCGGCACGCTCAGCGGCGGACTGACCGTCACCGGCACGAGCACGCTGACGGGAGCAGCAACCGCCCCGACGCCGAGTGCAGCCGACAACAGCACGAACATTGCAACGACGGCGTGGACCCGCACCTACGCCCCCGCTGCGGGCTCCGGGAATATCACCACGGTCGGCACCATCACGACCGGCACATGGCAGGCGACGGCGGTCGCGGTCGCCTTTGGCGGCACGGGCGCGACTACGGCACCGACCGCGCTGACAAACCTCGGGGCTGCCCCGCTGGCCTCGCCGACATTCACCGGCACGCCGGCCGCGCCGACGCCGGCGGTCGGAACGAACTCGACGCAGATCGCGACGACCGCGTTCGTTCTCGCGACGCCGCAAAATCAGTTCGCGCCGCCGACCGGCGCGGTCAACATGGGCAATCAGGTCATAAATAACGTCGGCGCCCCGGTTGCCGCGACCGACGCCGCAAACAAGAGTTACGTCGACGCGACCGTTCAAGGCTTGCAGATCAAGCCGACCGCGAATCTCGCGACTTCGGCGGCATTGCCGGCGAACGCTTACAATAACGGAGCCGCGGGCGTCGGCGCGACGCTGACCGGCTCGGCGAACGGTCCGCTCGCGGTCGACGGACAGACCGTTGCGGTCAACCAGATCGTGCTCGTCAAGAACGAGGCGGCGGCGGCGAATAACGGTCTCTATACCGTAACGCAGGTCGGCGTCGCCGGAACGTCGCCATATATCCTGACGCGCCACGGCGATATGAATAGCGCGAACGAGTTCGCCGGCGCGTTCGTTCCGGTCGGTTCCGGCGGAGCCGCGAACTCGAATACTCTCTGGCTCGCCAATCCGACGACGCCGGTTACGGTCGGAACGACCGCAATTCCTTTCACGCAGCTAAATGCGGCGACGACGATTACCGCCGGCAACGGCATCAATATCTCCGCGAATGTCGTCTCCGCAGTAAGCGCCAATACTAACAACATAAGCATCGGTCCAACTGGCATCAATATTGGCAACGGTTATGCCGGACAAGTTAGTATCAATACACTTGGTGTCATTACGATCGGCACTTGGAACGGCGCAACTATCGCGCCTGCAAATGGAGGCACCGGGGCAACGTCATTGACCGGATACATTACCGGCAACGGGACCGGCGCGTTTACCGCGTCGCCGACGATTCCGAATACGAGCATAAGCGGCCTCGGAACCATGTCGACGCAGAACGCGACCGCGGTCGCGATCACCGGCGGCACGATCGACAACGTGGTTTTCGATGGCGGCACATTTTAGAAGGTTGCGACTTGATAATGTAACCCCACCGCATGAGGTAAATCATGACCGATACAATTAGAATCAAGCGGCGCGTCTCCGGATCGCCGGGCGCGCCCTCGAGCCTGGCGAACGCGGAACTCGCCTATAACGAAGTCAACCACATTCTCTATTACGGCGAAGGCACCGGCGGAACCGGCGGAACCGCGTCCGTCATAACGCCGATCGCCGGCCAGGGGCTAGCGACGAACGCCACGCCCTACATGGATGGAACCGCGACGAGCGGCGTCGCGAATACCTGGGCGCGCGCCGACCATGTCCATCCGACCGATACGTCGCGGCTTGGAACCGCGGGCGGAGCCGTCTCCGGATTGCTGACGCTTAACGGCGGCTTAACCGCGACGACCGTCGCGTCGAACTTTCAAAGCGCGATCAATATCGGAACGAATACCGCGACCTATACCGTCACCTTGAACGGCGCGAGCGGCCAGAACCGCCAGCTTTTGTTCGATACCGCCGGTATTCTCCGCTGGGCGCTTACCGGCGCGAACGCGACGAGCGAGGGGACGAACAACGTCGGCAGCGACTTCGTCATTCAGAACTATAGCGATGCCGGCTCCGCGCTCGCGGCAACGCCGCTGACGATCACCCGCGCCAGCGGCGCGGTTACGATCGGAACGAACCTCGCCGTTACCGGCACCTTGACCGCGCCGACGATCTCCGGAGCGACGTCATTCTCGACGTCGATCTCGACGCCGCAACTTACCGTAACGACGCTGCTTGCCGGATCGGGAGCGATCGCGGGGACGGGCAATGCGGTCAACATCAGCGGACCGGGGAATACCTATCGCGCCGTTTATTTTCAGAACAATGGTTCGCTCCGTTGGCAAAATGTAGTCACCAACGACGAAAGCGGAACGTCGAACGTAGGCGGCAATTTTAGGATCGGACGCTTCGGCGACAACGGCGTTTATCTCGACGATCCGCTCGTCATCAGCCGCGCGACCGGCCTAGTCACGATCGCCGACGGCTTAACCGTCTCCGCGGGAGCCGCGACGTTCTCGTCGACCGTCGCCGTTACCGGCGCGGCGACCTTGTCGGGCGGCCTCAGTTTCGGCAGTCAGCTAGCAGCGAGCGCTGCCGACCTTTCGAGACACATCGCGCTCTTCAGCACCAACTACGGTTTTTCGATCACGAGCGGCACGTTGAACCTCGTTGCCAGCGGCATTGCAACGCTGGCGCTGACCTCCGGGGGAGCGACCGTAAACGGCATCCTCAACGTCACCGGCTCCAGCACCTTTACCGGCCTCACCACGCACAATGCGGGCGCGACCATGAACGGCACGCTCCTGGTGGCCGGGAGCAATACCGTTGCCTTCAGTAGCGGTACCACAGCGACTATCGGCTATGCCGGGGACGGCGCGAGCTGGACCGCCAACGACTTCGGGCTGAAATCATGGTTTGGCATCGGCTTCGGGGCCACCATCACCGGACAAGCCATCCCGCAAAACATGTTCGGCGCGTGGATCAATGCCCGCACCGGCAATTTCAACGCTATGGGCACCGTCAGTTCGCTGGCGAGCAGCGGCAATTGCCAAATGATGAACGGGCGCTTCTGGCGCAGCGGCAGCGACCAGGTGTTCGACCTCAACGGCGCGACCGGATCATGGACGCCCGCGTTCTCGTCCATTGCGGCGGGCGGCTCGAGCGTCGCGGCGAACGATCGTTTTTACGATGCTTACGGCAACACCTATACCGCGACGGTGGTTTCCGCGGGCGCCGCCACCACCATCACCATGCAGAATATCAACTGCCTGCTCGGTCCGCCTGCGGCCAATCCGATTGCGCTTACTGCTGTCGGGCCTGGCGTTGGAACCGGCGTCACCGTCAATCTGACATGGACGCAGCAAACACGCCTTCAGTTCGGACCAAGCGTTTATGTCAACGGCCCGTTCGAGAGCCAAGGCGCGGCAATGTTCGACAGCGGCCTTACCGTCACCGGCACCACCACGCTCGCCACCGCGACGGCTACAACAGTAGCGACAGCCGACAGCAGCACCAACATCGCGACCACGGCATTCGTGAAAGCGCAGAGCTATGTGACCGGCGGCCCTTACGCGCCGCTGGCCAGCCCGGCATTGACCGGCGTTCCCACGGCCCCGACCGCCGCGCCGGGGACCAGCACCACGCAGCTTGCGACCACGGCGTTCGTCGCCGCCTCGGCGGCCGCTGGCGTTAACTCATGGAATACCAGAACCGGCGCCGTCACGCTGATCGCCGCCGACATAACCGGCGTCGGCGGCGCGCTGCTCGCATCACCCGCGTTCACTGGCACGCCGAGCGCGCCAACGCCTGCGACAGCAGACAGCAGCACGAGCATTGCGACCACGGCATTCGTGAAAGCGCAGAGCTATCTGACCGGCGGCCCTTACTTACCGCTGACGGGTGGCACCTTGTCGGGCGGCCTCGCTTTCGGCAGTCAGCTAGCCGCTGGTGTCGATCTCTCTAGACACATCGCGCTCTATAGCACGAACTACGGCATCAATGTCGTCTCCGCCACCCTTCAGTTGGTGGCGGCTGGCGTGGCGGCGTTGCAGGCGTCGGGCAGCGGGGTAACGGTTCCGATCAACCTCACCGTAACCGGCACAACGGCGCATACTGGCTTGGCGACGACCAATGGCGGCCTGACTGTTAGCGGATCGGCAGCTACAAGTGCGGCCCTGTTAATTAACGCGAACTACGGTAGCGCCATTCCGTCCGGCGGCAACACCGCGATCTGCTGGAATATGACCGGCGGCCAGCGCGAGATGGATTTCGTCAATACCTTCGTCACCTCCCCGCGCTCGTTCCACTTCTATCAGCAAACGACGGCGACACCGGCCGCGTGGGCGGCTAATACCGCTTATGCTGTGAATGCTGTCGTGCAAAACACCGCCAACGTCTACACTTGCACCGTCGCCGGAACGTCGGCGGCCTCGGGTGGCCCGACCGGCACTACCAGCCCGATTACCGATGGCACGGTGACGTGGAACTATACGAATAGCATCCTCGGCTATACGGAGACGCTGCTACTGGGGATGAATACCACGTCAGCGACGTTCAATGCCAACCTCTATATCGGTGGCAGTACAACCGCTGGCGGCAGCGGAACGTCGCTCAATATCAGTGGGGCAGTAAGCACATATCGCGGCATCTACTTCCAAACCACCAACTCTATGCGCTGGCAAATCCAGATAACCAACGCTAACGAGAGCGGCAGCAACGTCGGGTCGGATTTCAAAATCGGGCGGTTCAGCGATACCGGCGTTTATCTCGACGATCCGATCGTCATCACCCGCGCGACCGGCCTAGTCACGACGGGAGCGACGGCGCATACCGGCGCGGCGACATTCGCGACCGGAGCGAGCTGGACGCACGGCATCGCCGCCTCGTCGCTCGATCTCTCGCAACACATTGCGCTCTATGCGACGACCTATGGATTTAACGTTACGGCAAACCGGCTAAACGCCGTCATGCCTGCCGCTGCGGCCTATTATTTCGTCGCCAATGGCGTTGACGTGGGATGGGTCAACAGCGGCGGAATTACCGCCGTAGGTCAGCTAACGGTTAGCGGCACGGGCGGCGTCGGCGCCGCCGTAATGGTTAACGGCGGCACTAGCGGGTCGGGTTATTACGCATCGTATTTTCCGAACGGAAATCGCGCCTGTTATATCGGCAGTGTCGCCGCCGCCGGCGGGCAAATCATGATGAGCGCGGAAAACGGCTGTACCGGCTATCACATGCAAGGGCAACTGAATGTTGATAGTAGCATCAATGCAGCAGCCGGGTTAGTTCTCAATAACAACATTACACTATCCGCGATCGACACGTCGTCGACGCAACGCAACATGCTGTGGATTTCGAGCAGCAACCTGTATGCGCTCGGGTCTACGGCGCCGGGGTATATGTATTTCTACCCCGCCTCCGCCTTCGCCGCCGCGGCCAACACGACGTGGAACGGAACGACGACGAGCCTATGGGCGGCGGTCGCCGCGGTAAACGGAACGATCCAGACATCGGACGTCGCCTTGAAGCGAGACGTCGCGTCGCTGCCGTCCTGTCTCGATCTCGTCGACGAGATCAATCCGATAACTTTCCGGTGGAAGGATAATCCGGGCTCGGGCGCGCTCGACCGG